GTGGAAGGGCACTCTGGCCTGCGGTCGCTGCCGTATGAGCGCCCGATCTATGAGGCCACGCGCCGGCGTTTGCTGTGGAGCAATGGCGCGCAGGCGTTTTGTTTTTCGGCGGAAGATCCTGAAGCTCTGCGCGGTCCGCAATTCGATGCGGCGTGGGCCGATGAAATGTGTTTCTGGGCCGATGCCGAAGAAACCATGGACACACTCGCGCATGGGCTTCGTTTGGGTGAACGGCCTTTGCTGCTGGCGACGACAACGCCGCGTCCGATGAAAGTTTTGAAGCAATTGATGCGGCGCGCCGATGTCACAGTGACGCGCGGCGTCTCGTGGGACAATGCGGCGAACCTCGCGCCCGATTTCATCGCCGCGCTCAACGCGCGCTGGACCGGCTCGGCGCAGGACCGTCAGGAATTGCTTGGCGAATTGATCGAGGACCATGCCGGCGCATTGTGGAAGCGCGCTGAGCTTGAAGCTGTGCGCGGCAGCGACGGCATGAATTTCGACCGGATTGTCGTGGCTGTCGATCCGCCGGTCAGTGTGGGTCCGAAAGCCGATGCGTGCGGGATCATTGCGGCGGGCGCGTGCGGCGAGGGCGCCGCGCGGCGCGCCGTCGTCTTGGCCGATGCAAGCGTGCAGGGCGCGCAGCCGCTCGACTGGGCGGCGCGCGCGGCGGATTTGGCGCGCTCGCTCGACGCCGATTGCATCATCGCGGAAGCCAACAATGGCGGCGAATTGGTGCGCGAGCTGTTGCGTCAGGTCGCGCCAGAGATGGCGATCCGTTTGGTCTATGCGCGCCAGGGCAAGCGCGCGCGCGCCGAACCGATCTCCGCATATTATGCACGCGGACTGGTGCGCCATGCGCACGCGTTCGCTGATCTTGAAGATGAGATGTGCGGCTTCTGCGTGCGTGACGCAAACAAAAGTCCAGACCGCGTCGATGCGCTGGTCTGGGCGCTCACCGATCTTCTGACCAATGCGGGCAGCCCGCAGGTGCGGGTGATCAGGTAGGCTTTATCGACACCGCGACCTGCTCCTCTCCCCTTGTGGGAGAGGGATCGCGGACACGATGGCGCCGCATCTCAAACCGGGTGAGGGGTGTCGGCGCGACATTGTACAACGACGTGCAAGCACCCCTCATCCGTCACTTGCTTCGCTCGTGACACCTTCTCCCACAAGGGGAGAAGGACAACCTGTTTCGAAAGAACAAAATGCTGTCTTGGCTCAATCGTCTGCGCGGGCGCCGCGCGGAACGCAAATTCGTGTCCTGGCAAGGCGTGGGACGCCCGGTGTGGTCGCCGCGCGATCCGTCCGCCTTCGCACGCGAGGGTTATGCGAAAAACGCGGTGGCGTATCGCTGCGTGCGGCTGATTGCAGAGGCCGCCGCCAGCGCGCCGCTGCGTGTCAGCGTTGAGGATCACCCCCTCGCGCTTCTGCTCAAAAAGCCCAATCCGGAACAGACCGGCATCGAATTGCTGGAAGCGTTTTACGGCCATCTGCAAGTCGCCGGAAATGCTTATCTCGAAGCCGGCGGCGTGGATGAAACTGCGCCGTCTGAACTTTATGTGCTGCGCCCGGATCGGATGAGCGTCATTCCCGGCGCCGATGGCTGGCCTGTCGGCTGGGAGCATCGCGTCGGCTCGTCGGTGCGCACATTTGCGCGCGATCCGATCAGCAATGAAGCGCCGATCCTGCATCTGAAGCTGTTTAATCCAAGCGATGATTGGCATGGCCTGTCGCCGATGGAGGCCGCCGCCTTCGCCATCGACATCCACAACGCCGGCGGCGCTTGGAACAAGGCTTTGATTGACAATGCGGCGCGGCCGTCTGGCGCGCTGGTTTATTCCGGCGTCGGTGGTTCGGATCGCTTGTCGGATGAACAATTCCGCCGCTTGAAGAGCGAATTAGAAGAAGCGCACGTTGGCGCGAACAATGCCGGGCGCCCGATGTTGCTTGAAGGTGGACTTGATTGGCGCCCGATGTCGCTGTCGCCAGCGGATATGGATTTTATCGAAGCGCGCCGCGCCGCTGCGCGCGATATTGCGCTCGCATTTGGCGTGCCGCCGATGCTGCTCGGCATTCCCGGCGACAACACATATTCGAATTATCGCGAAGCCAATCTCGCGTTCTGGCGCCACACCGCTTTGCCTTTGGCGCAGAAAGCCGCGCGCGCCATTGAAGGCTGGCTCGGCGATCGCTGGCCTGATGCCGGGCCGGCGAGCGTGCATGTCGACCTCGAAGCCGTGCCGGCGCTGTCGGTCGAACGCGAAGCTTTGTGGGGGCGCATTGGCGCCGCCGATTTTCTTACAACCGAAGAGAAGCGCCAGCTCGCGGGCGTGGATATCAAAACCAGGAGCGTGTCATGAAGTTCGATGGCCGCATCAATATAGCGCTGGTTTTCGCCGTGCTGCTGCAGGCGGGCGGCATGTTTCTCTGGGCTGGCGAAGCGCAGGCGCGTCTCGACGTGCTCGAACAAAGCCGCATGATGTGCCCCGATACCGCCGTGCGTCTGGCGCGCGTGGAAGAGCAGATGATCGACGCACGCCGTTCGCTGGCGCGCATCGAACAACGGCTCGACGCACGATGAAGATCGAAGGCTATGCGGCGCTGTTCGGCGTCGCGGATCTCTCCGGTGACATCGTGCGGATGGGCGCATTCCGGCATTCGCTGGCGCAACGCGTGGGTCCTTTGCCGATGCTGGTGCAGCATGAACACAAGGCGCTGGCCGGGCATTGGCTGCATGTGCGCGAAGATGCGCGCGGACTTTTTGTGCAAGGCGAAATCGACGAGCGCCAACCTGGCGCCGCGCGCGCTTTGCGCCTCATCGCACGCGGTACGGATGGGCTTTCCATCGGATTCATCGCGCGCGTCGCCTACCAAGGCGGGCGCGGCCGCGTGCTTGAAGACATCGACCTTCTGGAAGTGTCGCTCGTGACGCTTCCGATGCAGCCGCTGGCGCGGCTCTCGCGCGTGCAGGAGAGGCTGCGCGCATGACCGCCAAGAGGCGGTCATCTTTTTAGAAAGCGCATTTTCGAACGCAAAACGGGTTTCCACTTTTGCTGAAAATGCGCGGAACGGAGAAACACATGAGAAAAGAAACCAAGGCCGCGCCGCTATCCGGTGCGCCAAAGAACGAACATGGCGCGCTGCTGCGCGCGTTTGAAAGCTTCAAAGACGCCAACGACCAGCGTCTTTCCGCGCTTGAGCAGAACCGCGCCGACGTACTGCTTGAAGAAAAGGTCGACCGCATCGACCGCGCCATCAGCGAACAGAAAGCCATGATGGAGCGTCTCGCCTTGAATGGCAGGCGTCCCGCGCTCGGCGCCGATCCTGCGGTGTCTGAGCACAAATCGGCGTGGAATTCCTACGTCCGCCGCGGCGATGAATCTGCGCTCGTAAACTTCGAATCCAAGGCGTTGTCGGCGGGCACGAACGCCGATGGCGGCTATGTTGCGCCGCCTGAACTCGATCGCATGATCGAAAGCCGCTTGGCCCAAGTCTCTCCGATGCGCGGCATTGCCACCGTGCGCACGACAGGCGCGCTGGTGTTCAAAAAGCCGATCAGCCTCACCGCTGCCGGCACCGGCTGGGTCGCTGAAACCGGCGAGCGTACACAGACCTCGACGCCGACGTTGGCTTTGCTCGATTTCCCGACCTCCGAACTCTACGCCAATCTCGCCGCCACGCAGACCTTGCTCGATGATGCGTTTGTAAATCTGGAAGAGTGGATCGCGTCTGAAGTCGAAGAGGCGTTCGCCGGCCAAGAGCGCGCGGCGTTCGTTTCGGGCGACGGCAGCAATAAGCCAAAGGGCTTTTTGGGTTACACCATGGTTGCGGAAGGCAGCCATGCCTGGGGCTCGATCGGCTATATCGCCACGGGCGCCGCCGGCGCGTTCGCCAGTTCCGATCCAGTCGATAAGATCATCGATCTGATCTACACGCCGAAGCCGCAGTTTCGTCAGAATGGCCGCTTCGTGATGAACCGCAAAACCGTATCGGCCGTGCGCAAGCTGAAAGACAGCGAAGGCCGCTATGTCTGGCAACCGGTCGAAGGCGGCATGTCGGCGTCGCTGCTCGGCTATCCGGTCACGGAAATCGAGGACATGCCGGATATCGCCGCCAACGCCTATGCGATGGCGTTCGGCGATTTCGCGCGCGCTTATCTGATTGTCGACCGCGCTGGCGTGCGCGTGCTCCGCGATCCGTATTCGGCCAAGCCATACGTTTTGTTCTACGTGACCAAACGCGTCGGCGGCGGCGTGCAGAATTTCGACGCCATCAAGGCGCTGAAGTTCGCCGCGAGCTAAGCGCCGTTTCTCCTCCCCCTAAAAGGGGGAGGATGTCGCGGAGCGACGGGTGGGGGTCTTGGCTCGCATCTGTCTTTTCAATTGACCCCCTCCCAACCTCCCCTTGCAGGGGGAGGAGTTTGTTGGCGGATTCATGTCTATTACAATTACGATCCCGCCCGCCAGCGAGCCTGTCTCGCTGGCGGAGGCGAAGATGTTTCTGCGCGTCGATTCCGACGCGGAAGATGATCTCATTGCAATCTTCATCGCTGCTGCGGGTGAAGCGGTCGAGCAGATGTGCGGGCGCTTTCTGATTACTCGGCGTGTGTGTGAAACGCTTGATTTTTGGCGCTTCGACGGCATGGCGGCGGCTTTGCTGGGAGCAAGTCCGGCGCGCAGCATCGTGGCTGTGCGTTTGCTCGACGGCGATGGCGACGCGACGATCATTTCGCCTGCAAGTTATCGGCTTGACGGACAGGAGACGCAGCCGCGTCTTGTATTTCAGACAGGCGCGCCGGCGCCGCTGCGATTCATCGGCGGTATCGAGATCGAGTATGACGCCGGCTATGGCGAGAGCGTCGCGAGCCTTCCAACCAAGCTGCGTCTCGCCGTGCTGCATGTGGTCGCTGCGTTGTATGAAGCGCGCGAAGGCATCGGCGCTTTGCCTGAGGCGGCGCGCGCGCTCGCTGCGCCATTTGCACCGGTGCGCTTATGAGCATCGGCGCCTTGCGCGCGCGCTTAGGACTGCAAAGCCCCGAGCGCGTTGAAGATGATCTCGGCGGCGGCGAGATTGTTTGGACGCCGCAAGGCGAGATCTGGGCCGAACTGAACGCCAGCGGCGGCGATCAAAGTGCAAACTTCGATCGCACGCCATCGCTAGTTTTATATGTCGCCAAAGTGCGCGCGCCATGCGTTGCAAAACCAGGTTGGCGCGCGCTTTTTGGCGAACGTGTGCTTGCGATCCGCGCCGTGCGCAATGCCGGCGGCGCGCCGCTTGAACTCATCTGCGAGGAGGAAATCTCATGAGCGCCGATCGCGCTTTAGGCGCCGCGATTATCGCCGCCGCGCGCGCTGACGCTGCTGTGCAATCGCTTGTCGGCAGCCCTGCGCGCATTTGGGACGAGCCGCCGCCTGGGGCGCCGTTTCCGTATGTCACGCTTGGACGCATGGAGAGCCGGCCGGCTGACGCCAGCGATTGCGACGCGCTTGAGCATGGTCTCACGCTGCACGTCTGGTCGCGCCATGGCGGACGCGCGCAGGCCATGGACATCATCGCGGCGCTGCGCACGCTTTTGCACAACGCGGCCTTGAGCGTCGCCGGTTATCGGCTGGTGCTGCTGCTTGCGTCTTATTCCGATCTTTTCCGCGCGGGCGACGGCTTCACCACGCATGGCGTGATCCGGCTCAAAGCCATCACCGAACCCAGTTCTTAAGGAGCCATCATGGCGGGACAAAAAGGACGCGATATTCTCATCAAAATTGGCGACGGCGGATCACCAGAGGCGTTTACAACGCTCGCCGGCATTCGCGCCAAGACGATTTCCCTTAATGCCAAAGCCGTCGACGGCACGTCGGGGGAAAGCGCTGATGCCTGGCGCGAATTGATCGCGGGCGCGGGCGTCAAGTCCGCGAGCGTCAGCGGTTCTGGCGTGTTCAAAGACGCTGCCTCAGACGCGGCGTTGCGGCAAAGCTTTTTCGCGCAGGCCGCGCGCAGTTTCCAACTCATCATTCCCGATTTCGGGGTTTTGTCAGGACCGTTCCTGATCGAATCGCTGGATTATTCTGGCGACCATGACGGCGAGGCTGCGTTCGCGGTCACGCTGTCATCGGCCGGCGCCATCAGCTTTGCGGCGGTTTGATATGGGCGCTTTACCCAATCAAGCGCGCGGCGAGGTCATGATCGTGATCGACGGCGCGCCGCATATTTTGTGCGTCACCTTGGGCGCGCTGGCGCAGCTCGAAACGGCGTTCAATGCGCCATCCTTCGCGCATCTCGGCGATCGGCTCAAAATGCTTAACGCGCATGATTTGCTGATTGTGCTGAGCGCATTGCTGGGCGCTGAGGGCAGAAGCGTCGCGCAATTGGCTGCAAGCCACATCGATCCCAAGGCGGCGGCAGTTGCGGTCGGCGAAGCTTTCCGCCTCGCGTTCGACGATGAAGCCTGAGCATTGGCGCGCGTGGCTGCGCGGCGCCTCTGCGATGGGATTGCAGCCGCGCGAATTTTGGCGCCTCAGCTTTGCCGAGTGGCGCGCGCTGACCGAGGCGCCGCGCGCGCAGATGCTGTCACGCGCCGAGCTTGACGCCTTGAGCACTCGTTTTCCGGACATCATGCATGACTGATCCTCAAACTTCCGAATGGTTCGGCGATTTCTCCGAACAACTGGCCGAGGCGCGCAGCGCGCTCGATGTGTTTTCGCGCGGAACCGCACGCAAGGCGGCGGACGATGTCGGCGTTGCGTTTGAGCGGGCGGGCAGCCGCATCGGCCGTGCGCTGGGCGGCGCCGCGCTGGGCGGGGAGGCGTCGTTCAAGCGGCTCGCCAAAGTGATCTTGGAAGAGTTCGCGACGATCGCGCTCGATAAGATGTTTGCAGGAGCCGGCAGCGCAAAGCCCGACGTTCCGTTCTATGGTGCGCGCGCTGCAGGCGGTCCGGTCAATGCTGGCGGCGCTTATCTTGTCGGCGAGCGCGGACCTGAGCTTTTCATGCCGCGCCAGGGCGGCGAGATCGGCGTGGGCGGCGGCGCCGTCAATGTACATTTCCATTTCGCGGAAGCATCGGACGCGAGTTCGGTCGCGCGCCATCAAGGTCAGATCGCCGCGCAAATCGCGCGCGCGGTCGCTTACGGGAGGCGCAACCTGTGAGCTTTCATGAAACAAGCTTGCCGCTCGCCTTGGCGCTTGGCGCGCATGGCGGCCCGGAACGGCGTGTCGATATCGTCGCGCTGGCGTCGGGCCATGAGACGCGCAACACGCCGTGGGCGCATGGACGGCGACGCTTCGACATCGGCGGCGCGGTGCGCACGTTGGATCAATTGCATGAGCTTGTCGTGTTTTTCGAGGCGCGGCGCGGTAAGCTGCATGGCTTTCGCTTTAGGGATTTTCTCGATTGGAAATCCTGCGCGCCGTCACGGACGCCAAGCGCGGCCGACCAAGAACTCGGCATTGGTGATGGCGTCCGCACGGCGTTTCAATTGATCAAAACCTATGGCGCTGGGCCTGAGGCTTACGTGCGCCCAATCCGCAAACCACAAGCTGAAAGCGTTCTCATTGCGCTGGACGGCGCGGCTTGCGCCGAAGAGGATTACAGCCTCAATGCGGCGACGGGCATCGTCACGTTCGTGGCCGCGCCTGCGGACGACGCCGTGATCTCCGCTGGGTTTTTGTTTGACACGCCGGTTCGGTTTGATGCCGACCGTCTCGATCTCAGTCTCGATGCCTTCGGCGCCGGCCGGGCTCTGTCCGCGCCCTTGATTGAAATTCTGGTCTGATGCGCGTCATTCCTGAAACGCTTGCCGCAAAACTGGCTGGCGGCGTGACCACGCTTGCCCATGTCTGGCTGATCACGCGCCGCGACGGCGAAGTCTTGGGCTTCACCGATCACGACAATGCACTCACGTTTGACGGGCATCTTTGCGAGCCCGCAACGGGTCTTGTCGCGGGCGCAGTGGAGAAAGCTCTCGGTCTGTCGGTCGATACGGCTTCGCTCTCCGGCGCGCTCAGTTCGGAGAAGATCAGCGCGGAAGATATCGCCAAGGGTTTGTGGGATGGCGCGCGCGTTGCGCTGTACAAGATCGATTGGGCCGATCCTACTGCAAGCGTTTTTCTGTTTTCCGGAAAACTTGGCGAGGTCAAGCGCGGCGCCCATGCATTTGTGGCCGAATTGCGCGGGCCCCAGGCAGCGCTTAATATTCCGGTGGGGCGCGTGTTCGCGCGTTTCTGCGACGCGGATTTTGGCGATGCGCGCTGCGGCGCCGATGCGGACGATCCGGCGTTTCGCGCAAGTTGCAATGTCAGTGCGATTGTCGATACGCGCAGTTTTCGCACCGGCGATCTTTCTGCATTCGCGGACGGATGGTTCACGCGTGGGCGTTTGATCTGGGCATCAGGAGGCGAGGGCGAGGTCGCCGTGCATCGCCGTGAAGGCGCGGATGCATTTATCGAATTGCTGGATTCGGCTGGGCCGGCGCTCACGCTTGGCGCAGCGTTCGAGATCGTCGCGGGCTGCGACAAACGCTTTGAGACCTGCCGCATCAAATTCGCCAATGCGCTTAACTTTCGCGGCTTTCCTTATATGCCCGGCAATGACGCCATGCAGGCCGGTCCGCAAGCTGGCGCCGCGCTCGACGGCGCGTCGCGCTATACATGATTTCCAGACATCAGATCCTCAGCGAAGCGCGGTCTTGGCTGGGCACGCCGTATCAACACCAGGCAAGCGCAAAAGGCGCTGGGACAGATTGCCTGGGTTTGGTGCGCGGCGTGTGGCGCGCGCTTTATGGGCCTGAGCCGCAGACCGCGCCTGCCTATACGCCGGATTGGGCTGAGCGCGAAGGCGGCGAGACGTTGCTCAATGCGGCGCGTGCATATTTACAGGAGATACCGCCGGGCGAAGCATCGCCGGGCGATGTGCTGCTCTTCCGCATGAACGCCGAGGCGCCGGTTAAGCACGCGGCGATCCTCGAAGACGGCGACAAAATCCTGCACGCCTATTGGGGCCGCGCCGTCGTGCGCTCGCGCTTGAATGCGTGGTGGCGCGCGCGGCTCGCGGCGGCGTTTGTCTTTCCCGGAGCGCTGCCATGGCCGAATTAGTTTTCTCCACGATTGGCCGCGCTGTCGGCGGACAGATGGCGCCCAATGGGTTTAGCGCGTTCGGTGCAGCGTTCGGACAAGCCGCCGGCGCCATGCTCGGCCGCTCGATCGACAACAATCTTTTTGGCGCCAACGTGCGGCGCGAAGGTCCGCGTCTGACGGACGTGCATCTGCAGGGCGGCGGCGAAGGTGCGTCCATGCCGCTTGTCTATGGCCGTGTCCGCATTGCTGGCCAAGTGATCTGGGCCGCGCGCTTCAAGGAACACAAACAAACCCGCGAGATCAGCAGCGGCGGCGGCGGCAAGGGAGGCGGCGGCGGCGCACGAACGACCAGCACGGAATACTTTTACACGTTGTCTTTCGCGATTGGGCTTTGCGAAGGCGAGATCGCGCGCATCGGCCGTGTGTGGGCCAATGGCGAGGCGTTCGACGCAAGTTCGGCGAACATGCGCATCTATCGCGGAACCGAGGATCAAGAGGCCGATCCGCTCATCGAGACGATTGAGAGCCCGGATTTTGCGCCAGCCTTTCGCGGATTGGCTTATGTCGTGTTCGAGGATTTGCCGCTGGCAGCGTTCGGCAATTCTATTCCGCAGCTCTCGTTTGAAATCATACGTTCGGCGCCCGGCGCTGGCGCGCAGCTTGAAGATAAAATCAAGGGCGTGTGCCTCATTCCGGGGTCGGGTGAGTTTGTTTATGCAACTGAGGTGGTGCGGCGAAACATCGGGCCAGGCCAGGAGACGCCGGAGAATTGTCACGTCGAGCAAGGCCGCGCCAATCTCCTGGTTTCGCTCGATCAACTGAAATCCGATCTGCCGAATTGTACTTCTGTTTTGCTGGTGGTCTCCTGGTTTGGCGCCGATCTGCGCGCGGGCCATTGCACGATCAAACCTGGCGTTGAACTAAACGATAAAGCGACCTCGCCGATGAGTTGGCGCGTCAATGGCGTGACGCGCGGCGGCGCGCATGTCGTGTCGCTGCATGACGGAGCGCCAGCGTTTGGCGGCACGCCTGACGATGCCAGCGTGATCGCGGCGATTGGGGAATTGAAAGCGCGCGGCTATAGCGTCGGGCTTTATCCGTTTGTGCTGATGGATGTGCCGGCGAGCAATGGCTTGACCGATCCATATGGCGGCGCAGAGCAGGCCGCGTATCCTTGGCGCGGGCGGGTTTGCACAAGTCCCGCTTTGCAAAAGACCGCGGCGATCGCGGCGGAAGTCTCGGCATTTTTTGGCGCGGCGGCGCCGGCGGATTTCGGCGTGAGCGGCGGCGCGGTGACGTATAGCGGCCCTGGCGAATATTCGTATCGCCGTTTCATTCTGCATTACGCCAAGCTCGCAGCGCTCGCCGGCGGCGTTGACGCGTTCATCCTGGGTTCGGAATTGCGCGGCGTCACGCAAGCGCGCTCAAGTGCGACGGCGTATCCAGCAGTGAGTGCGCTGAAAATGCTCGCGGCCGATGTGCGCGGCTTGGTCGGCGGCGCGACCAAGCTCACTTACGCCGCCGATTGGAGCGAATATTTCGGCCATCATCCCAATGACGGTTCGGGCGACGTGTTTTTCCATCTCGATCCGCTGTGGTCGGATAGCAATATCGATGTGATTGGCCTCGATTGGTATCAGCCGTTGAGCGACTGGCGCGATGGCGCGGGCCATCTCGATGCAGAGATCGCGCGCGACGATACCGATCTTGCCTATCTGCAAGCCCGCATCGAGAGCGGCGAAAATGCTGACTGGTATTATGCAAACGACGCCGCGCGCGAGGCGCAAACACGAAGTGTCATCAGCGACGGCGCTTATGACGAGCCGTGGATTTATCGTTCCAAAAGTTTGCGCGATTTTTGGAGCCGTGCGCATCATGATCGCCCTGGCGGCGTGCGTTCAGCGACGCCAACCGATTGGGTTCCGGAATCCAAGCCTTTCTGGTTCGTGGAATTCGGCTGTCCGGCGGTCGACAAGGGGGCCAACGCGCCAAATCTGTTTGTCGATGACAAAAGCGATGAAAGCGCTTTGCCGCCGTTTTCAACCGGCGCGCGCGACGATCTGATTCAGCGCCGCATGCTCGAAGTTTATCTCAGCTATTGGGATATGGAGTCGGGACATAATCCGAATTCCAGCATCGATGACTGGCCAATGATCGATCCAGACGGCATGTTTGTCTGGGCTTGGGATGCGCGTCCGCATCCGGCTTTTCCTGCGCGCGCCGATGTCTGGTCCGATGGCGGGGCGTGGCGGCGCGGACATTGGCTCAATGGCCGCGCTGGACTGGCCAATTTGTCAGACGTTGTGAGCGAGCTTTGCGCGCGCGCTGGCGTGACGGAGATTGATGCGTCCAGTCTCGCTGGCGCGGTGAGCGGTTTTATCGCCGATGCGCCAAGCCCGACGCGCGCGGCGCTTGAGCCGTTGATGGCGGCGTATGCGTTTGATGCGCGCGAGCACGAGGGGCAAATCGTGTTTGCGCATCGCGGCGCCATTGAGCCGCTCGTGCTTTCGCTCGATCAATTTACCGCCGAGAGCGTGATCGCGCCGCAGATTCGCGCCGATCCAGCCGAAACGCCGATTGAAGCGCGCGTCTCGTTCATTGATCCGGCGCGCGATTACGCGATTGCGACGATCAGCGCGCGGCGCCTCGACCGCGCCGAGGGCGGCGTGGAAACCATTGCGGCGCCGCTCTGCTTGGAAGCCGATCGCGCCGAAGCGATCGCGGGGCGTCTTCTCGCCGAACGCCGCGCCGAAACTGAAACTTTGCAAGCGGGCCTTGGCCTCAGCCATCTCGCGCTTGAGCCGGGCGATGTGATCGCGCTGGAGAATGCGCCCCTCGACGTATTTCAGATCACGCGCATCAGCGAGGCGGAGGTGCAGCTTTTTGAGGGGCGGCGCTTGCCGAGCGCTGGCGGGCGCGCTTCGTCGCTGGCCGAACCCAGCGCGCCAGCTCAGCCGATTTTGGCGCCGACGCCGGCTTATGCGCTGCTTGATTTGCCGCCTCTGCCGGGCGTGGAAGATGACGAGCGGCCGCTGTTTGCAGCGTTCGCGTCGCCCTGGACGGGCGGGCACGAGCTTTACCTCGGACCCAGCGATGCGCGCCTCACGCGCCGCGCGCGTGCGACGCAAGCCGCGATCATGGGCGAATTGCTTTGGGCTTTGTATCCCGGACCAATCGACCGGTGGGATGACGGCAATGTCGTGCGCGTGAAAATCTACAATGGCGCACTTCAAAGCGTGACCAAGGACGCGTTGCTCGATGGCGCCAACGTCTTTGCGATCGAGAGCGATGCCGGTGAATGGGAAATTGTACAGGCGCGGGCATGCGTGCTCGTTGCGCCGAACGAATATCAGCTCTCTGATTTTCTGCGCGGCTTACAAGGTAGCGCGCACGCGATGCGTTCGCCGGCGCCGGTCGGCGCGCGCATCATCAAGCTCGATCCGTCGCTGGCGCGCGCCACTATCGCGGCGCACGAATGGCATGACGTTTTGCGTCTCGCCGCGCCGCCAGCTGGCGGCAATGAGAACGACGCCCGCGCCGCGCGCGCATCCGTGACGCCGCCGCATGCCTGGGCGCGGCCCTGGGCCCCGGCGCATCTCAAAGCCCGGCGCGCGGCGAGCAGCGATGTTTCAATCTCCTGGGTGCGCTGCGCCCGGATCGGCGGCGATTTCTGGGGACCGGGCGAGCCGCCGCTGAATGAACCGGCTGAAGCCTATCGCCTGGAAATCTGGGACATGAGCGTTTCGGGGGGCGTTTTGAAGCGCAGCCTGGAGCTCGCCGCGCCGGTTTATCTTTATAGCGCCGCCCTTCAAACCGCCGATTTCGGCGGATTGCCGGGCGCAATCGGCCTACGCGTTGGTCAGATTGGCGCTGACGGCCTGCCTGGCTTGATGACGGAAATGACAATCTCCTTATAGTAAGGTTCAGCACTGGGCGGAGAATCGCCCCTCGCAGACCGCAGGTTTGATTTGAGTTGGGACCCTTACGCCGCTCTGGGCACGGCCAGAACCGCCTCCGCAGACGAGGTGCGCAAGGCCTATCGGACCTTGGCCAAGGAGCTGCATCCAGACGTGCGCCCGGGCGACCGCGCCGCCGAAGAGCGTTTCAAGCGCGCCACGGCGGCGTTTAATCTGTTGAGCGATCCGGTGCTGCGCGGCCGGTTTGATCGCGGCGAGATCGACGCCGACGGCAATGAACGCATGGGCTTTGGCGGGCCGCGCTCGCATGCAAGGTCGGGGGCGCGCGCCGGCGCCGGACCTGGGCCTGGACCGCAGGATTTTGATCTTGGAGACATTTTTTCCGATCTGTTCGGCGCTGGCGGCGGCATGGGCGGGCGCGCGGGCGGCGGTTTCGCCCGGATGCGCGGTCGCGATATCCGCTTCACGCTGGAGATCGATTTTCTCGATTCCATCAATGGCGGACGCCGCAGGGTGTCCTTGGCTGAAGGCCGCACGCTCGATGTGAACATCCCGCCCGGCGTCGAGAGCGGCCAGGTGCTGCGGCTTAAAGCTCAGGGCGGCGCCGGCGTGCAGGGCGGCCCGGCTGGCGATGCGCTGGTTGAGCTTAAAGTCCGGCCTCACGCCGCTTTCCGGCGCGACGGCCAGGACGTGCATCTGACCCTGCCGATCTCCTTGACCGAAGCGGTCGAGGGCGCGCGGGTTCAGGTTCCAACGCCTACGGGCCCTGTGGCGCTGACGGTGCCGGCCGGGTCCAATACCGGGGCCGTGCTGCGGCTCAAGGGCAAGGGCGTAGCCGGCGCCGGCGACCAGATGGTGCATCTCGAAGTCCATCTGCCGGATGGCGCGCCGGATGATGAGCTCAAGAAATTCCTCAAGAAATGGCCAAAACGGGACTGGACGCCGCCCCGGCCGGGCGGGTGA